TTGGTAACGGTATCCGTGTTTGGCAATGGGGTGGTGGTTCTCAGAACCCCACAACTGGTCAAATGAACGATAACGTGGAGATGATCACGTACAGAGGCTCAAGAGTTGCAGCTGCCAACCAGTTTGTAATTGTACAAGCTTCATAATCATTAACTTAGGTGAGTCGCCCAGTCACATGGGCGGCTCCCTTTGTAATTAAAAAAATGGGAGTAATCTATAAAATATCAAGCCCTTCTGGTCGCGTTTACGTAGGCAAAGCAAAGAATTTGCGCAAAAGAGTCAATTCTCACAAGTGCGCGTCAAAAAGGGGTTTGAATATTTTATTGCATAACAGTATAAGAAAGTATGGATGGGAGGCTCACAAACTTGAAATTCTTGAGGAGGTTGAAAATTCTTTATTGAATGAAAGGGAAGTGGCGCTTATCGAAGAGCATAAGACATATTTTCTTGACAACCCATTAGGGATGAATATGACAAAAGGTGGAGATGGGAATAAAGGATCTTGGATGCACAAGGTTGAATTGAGGCAATGGTATAGCGAAAGGTTTACTGGCGAGGGGAACCCTTTTTACGGGAAAACCCACACAGAGGAATTTAAGAAAAATAAATCTAAGCAATCTTCCGAGTATAATAAAAAGCACAACATTAGGGTACCTATGTGGGGTGTTGAAAAAAGTAGGCTAAAGAAGATTAAGGCTATTGTAATGTATGATGCTTCGGGAAATTTTGTCAAAGAATTTGATTCTTGTTCCGATGCGGGCAAATTTATTAATAGTAAGGGCCGCGATGTTAGCGCCTGCGCGTCTGGGAAAAGAACCCAAGCTAAAGGATATGTTTTTCGTTACAAGACCGAAAATTATCCCTTAAAAATAAACGTCGAGGTAAAGCAGCAAAATGTAAAACGCGCTATTATTACTATCGTGTCGGGGAAGATGTGGGAGCATCCCTCAGCAAAAGAGGCATCCGAGTATTTCCTTATCCCAAAGACAACCATCAATCGCGCAGCAATGTATAACAATGGCAGGCCTATAAGGACTGGCCATCAATTTTATTACAAAGATTCTCTAAATCAAAACCGCCCGCGTATTGCGGGGCGTGCAGCTTAAATGGTAAACAATTAAATTAAATTACAATGGCAAAATTATCAGATGTTCAGTTTTCGCTTAGAGGCGAACAGAGAAACACAGAAGCTCTTTCTTTAGGGGAACAAGAATTGGTAACGGAGTTAAGACAGCAAAGCGAGGGAGGGGTGAAGTACCACATTTTTAAGTTAATTAATAGAACAAGAAGAGGTGGTGTTCATGTCCCGGGAATTGATGACGTTATTAATCCAGCTACAGGTAAAATGGAGCGCGTCAGACTGCTTTCAGGAGTTGATACTATTTGGGTGAAAGAGCAAAAGGATATTACACCCGAGTATGTAAGAAACAACCTGCGTAGCCTTCAGTTTGTGAGAGGAACCAAGATACTGCGTATCCCAGAATGGGACACGACAGCCCTTGAGTTCGCTCGCATTACAAGGCATAACGTAGGTAGTGCAAGTAATAAAACAGGAAGCCAGTTTGAGTTTTACGAGTACGATCCAGCAAGAGAGCAAGAAGAACTCTTTAAGAGAGAAGCCCTTGAGCTTGAGATGGCCATACTTGCAAAAGAAATGCCTTCCGATAAAATGCGTAAGCATTCCGCTTTCTTGGGTTTACGATTGATTGATGATCTTGGTATGCCTAAGACTGATGATGGACTGCGCAGGGAATATATGGTATACGCAAAACGTAACCCAGACTATTTCCAAAAGACAAAAGATTCGAAAGAAATTGATATTATGTGGCTGATTAAAAGAGCAATTCTTGATTCTAAGATTGAGATTGGTCGGGAGCCGGGGAAGATATACTGGTCAAACGGCGGCGGTCTGATTGGCGTTATGTCAAAGCAGGACACCCCTGAAAAGTATCTCCTGAACTTGGCACTTACAAATTCTCAAGACGGAGAGTCCTTCAGAGATCAGCTACAAAAGACCGCATAAAAAAAATAAAAGATGGCGTACAATATTAATGATGTATACAAGATAGTCCTCTACGCAGTAAGCAAGAACCTTCAACAAGGGTACGTTAGCCCAGAGGACTTTAATAATTCGATTAATATAGCCCAGAAAGGGTATGTCGCCTACCTTTTAGGAAATTTTCAGCAGTATCAACCGGGACGCCCTGTCGCACGTATTGAGTTTGGACAAAACGCAGTCGTGCGGCAGAGGCTTACCCCGATTATTTACGAAACGTGGCTGTCTGTTGATGGTAGCGGGTATTCCCCCTACCCAAGCGCAGCCTCACAAGTTCCAAGCAACGGAGGTTACCTCCAGACCGATGCAATGTGGAGCGCTTACGGATACGAGAGAATAAGAGAGGTGCAGCAGCACTATTTTTACTCAATTTACAATAGCGTAATTGACCCAATAGGAAGCTGGCCTGTTTATATGTTGAGAAACAATGGCTTTCAGTTTGCCCCCTTTGGTATCGGGCAAGCAAGAATAAGTTATATTATAGAACCGCCAGATATGGTTTGGGGGTATACCCTTGACGGAAATGGCGTTCCTGTTTACAGCGCAGCCAATAGTGTGCAGCCTGTCTGGGACGATGTGTCGATTATGGAAATTATTGCTCGTGCATTACGATTAATTGGTGTAAATTTACAGTATAATGATGTGGCGGCATACGCTAATCAAATTCAGTTTCAAGGGCAGTAATAAAGGATAGAAAATGGCAAGTCAAATTCAGGCAACCGCTTATCAGATAGATGGGAGTCCATTGGTTGAGCCAATTCAAGTTTCTTTTCTTACAAGTGATCTCTTGATTAAAGAAGCTACCCTTCCTCTTTTTGCAAGTGTAAATGCAGCTATTTTTTACTATCCAGTTACAAGCAATAAATTGCAGTTCCAAGTTTTTTATGTATCCGAAACGCTTACTGATTTATTGACAGCCGCAAATGTTGGTTTAACTAGCCAAGTGCAAGCAACTGTTATAGAAATAGATAAAGACCCGCAAATTCCCGCAGGCGTACAATACACTTTTCCTGTAAATAATATAGCTATCTGGGAGGCAACGCCAACGCTTAATGGGATAAATTCATTTATACAATACAAAAATAAAACATATTCTGTGGCAGAAACTATATCCAGCTTGGTGGCTGCTTCTAACATTAGTAGCCCGGTTGAAGTGACTATATCCCCAACGCAATTAGATGCTTTTGGGCGTTTAAGGGTTTCTAATCCATTTACATTATTTGATTCTAGCCATAGATTTGATGACAATGATTTGTGGTCTACGGCAACAGCTACTGGCGGTACAGCCGTATTTAATTCAAATCAGGGCCTTGTTGATATAAATGTTACGGCAGCATCTGGATCTTCTGTTACAAGAGAAACAATAAAAGTTTTTTCTTATCAGCCGGGAAAGTCGCTTCTTGTAATGAACACATTTGTAATGAATGCCCCTAAGGCAGGACTTACTCAGCGTGTTGGATATTATGGAGCCAGTAATGGTTTTTATTTAGAACAAGCAGGTAGTGCTATAGCTTTTGTAGAAAGAAGTATCGTTACTGGCTCTTTAGTAAATACTCCTGTTTTACAAGCTAATTGGAACGGAGATAAGTTAGATGGTACAGGTGCTTCTGGATATACACTTGATTTAACGAAGGCTCAAATTTATTGGATGGACGTTGAATGGTTAGGTGTTGGTTCTGTTCGTATGGGATTCATTATTAATGGGCAGTTTATTACTTGCCATACATTTAACCACGCAAATCTTATCACTAGCACATACATTACAAGCGCATCATTGCCGCTTCGTTGTGAAATATTTAATACAGCTGGAACATCTGGAGCTAGCACGTTAAAGCAAATTTGTTCTACTGTCATATCTGAGGGCGGGTATGAACTTCGTGGATCGCAGCAAGCAATTAGTACACCTATCACTACTGCAAGAACTTTTGCTGTAGCTGGTACTTATTACCCAATTGTGAGTATAAGACTTCAATCTACAAGACTTGATGCTATTGTAATTGCAACAGCTATTTCTTTTCTAGGAACAGGTAATGGTAAAAACTACCAATGGAGAATAGTTAATGGTGCTATAACTACTGGAGGTAGTTGGCTAAATGCTCCGGGCGATTCTTCTGTAGAATATAACCTTACAGGAAGTAGTGCAACTGGTGGTAGGATTTTGGCTAGCGGATTTGTAAATTCTTCTAACCAAGGTTCTCCTTCACTTAATATTCTTAAAGAAGCTTTATTTGCTAATCAGTTAGAAAGAAACGCGCTAACTGGAGTAGCTTTTGAACTTACATTTGAGGTAGCTGTAGGCACAACATCTGGAGGTGAAGGCGCATTTGCTTCTATAGACTGGGAAGAAATAAGTAGATAAAATAAATTAAAAATGACAAGGGCGCAACTAATAGAGCAAATTCTAAGACAGGTTTACGGAGGATACGTCCAAGAGGATTCTTCTATTACCCCACTACTTGTCAATCAGTATATTGATCAGGGCATAGCCGTAGCCGCAAGAACAAACTACACGGACAATCTAAAACTGGAGGGCATCAGCTTTGTTAACAATAGCTTTTATACTACTTTTAAGAACTTGGTTCCAGTCAGGGATGAAAGGGACCTCTGGAAAATAACACTCCCTCAGATACCTGTTGGTATCGGGTATAGCGAAGGCATCTCTACGCTTCAGTTTAAGGATGATAGCGGAGTAATATCGCTACCGTGTATTCCCCTGACACAAAATCAAAAAACGTATTTTCAAACAATGCCCCACTTACCTCAAAGAGTTCTTTTTTATAGTGAGGGGGAAAATGTGTTTGTCATAAGCAGCCTCATTCTTAGCAACTATACAGCAAGCGTTACAATGGTTAGCGGCGGTCTTTCAAGCAGTCTCAATAGCACCCTCAATGTGCCACCAGACTACCTGCCCGTCGTTATCCAGTATGTACAACAGCAGTTGCTACTAATGAAATCAAGACCTCAAGATTTAGCAAACGATGGTTCTGATCTAGCAGTAAACTAATTATATGCAACCAGTAAGAAATCAAGTTTTAATCAAACCCTTTCCGCCAGATGAAATATCCGAAGGCGGGATCTTTGTACCTGAATCAGCAAGAAAAGAAAGTAACAAGGTTACTATTATTGCTGTGGGAAGAGGTAGTAGAGAAAAGGCGATGAAGCTTAAGCCCGGACAAGTGGCTTACCGAATTAAGGATTGGGGTATGCCTGTAGATATAAAAGGGGAAAGATATTACTTACTTGAGGATGCTGCGATACTTGCAACTGAATAAAAATGTAAGGGGAAGATATGGCAACACAAAATAGACAATGGATTACTCTTGATGAAATCATCACCGACTACTTAACCGAGTCGGATCAGGGTAACCAAAAATACTTCAAGTGCTGGAACCTTGCGTTCCGTGGGATGACGGAGCTGGGCTTGGATTTTTTTTACAGCGTTAAATCTGTTAAGCTTCCTGTTAATCCAAACCTAACGGTAACACTTCCCGCAGACTACCTAAACTACACAAAAGTAGGTATCTTAAATAATCAAGGCAATATCATACCCTTGCAGGTAAACAATAACCTTACCACCGCCTTTGATATGCAGCCTACTCGTCTTTCTCAAGTAGAAGACCCCACCATCGTAACCGCATACGCACCCCAAGGAATTGTATGGTGGAACTTCTGGAATGGCTATGGCCTAAGCAACCTTTACGGACTTCCAAGCGGATCACCCTTTGTAGGTTCTTTTAAGATTGACAATCAGAACGGCGTTATTGTCTTGGATGCTTATTATAGCTTCGAGTATGTGATGCTGGAATATATCGCTTCCCCCATCGCTGGCGGAGACTACTTCGTCCCCGTTCAGTTCAAGGAGGCAATGATAGCATACCTGAGATGGAAAGATATTATAAGTCTTCCCCCAACACGAAGAGGCTCACTTGGAGATAAAAGAGATAGGAGGGCTGACTACTATAATGAAAGAAGGCTTGCTGTTGCAAGATATGACGCTATCAGACTTAGCGACTTGTATGAGTGGAATTTAGTATCGCAAAGAATGGCTGTAAAGGGTTAAAAAATGGGTCAGATTTGGAAAGAAATAGAGGGTTTTGAAGAATTGTACATGGTTAGCAATTTAGGAGCCGTTAAGTCGCTGGAAAAAATGTGGGCGACTTACAATAAGGCCATCAGAACAAAGCCGGAAACCATAATGAAGCAATCTATGGATAGTAATGGGTATTTTCAAGTTTGCCTGTCTAAAGGAGGCAAAGCAAAAAACTACCTTGTTCACAGGATTGTCGCAAAGGCTTTTATTGAAAATCCGGAAAATAAAAAAGATGTAAACCATATTAATTGCATTAAAACGGACAATAGGGTTGAAAATCTTGAATGGGCGACCAGAAGCGAAAATATAAGACACGCGCTTGAAAATAATTTGGTGGATTCAGCAAAGGGTTCTCGTCACGGAATGAGCATATTAAAAGAAGAAGACGTTTTAAGGATAAGATCTTTGGGTGATAAGTATACAAAAAAGGAATTAGCAGAAATGTTTGGAGTTGGGAGGCGATCAATAAACGAAATTCTTAACAGAAAATCTTGGAAACACATTTAAGATGATAGACGTAAAACGGTTTTCAGGGGTGATGAACCGAGATGATTTGCCAGAAAACATACTGGCCCCTCAGCACATTGACGCGCTAAACCTTCGTTTTTACGGAGGTCAAAACGGGCTTACGGCTGAGAATGTAAAGGGAAATTATGTTATTCCTAATGCATCACTTCCCACTACAGGAAATAATATTTGTATTGGATCTTACTTTGATCAGGTCAACCAGTTAATATATTTTTTTAATTATAATAGTCAGGGAAATCACGGCATCTATCAATTAGATGTAAACAGCGAAACTATTACTAAAATATTCCTTTGCAATACAGACAGCATAAGCGATGTATTAAACTTTGATGCAAGCTACCCTGTTCACTCTGTTGCGCTGGTATACCGCGACCCCGGACAAGGAAACCTGCTATACTGGACTGACGGGATTAATCCGCCAAAGTATCTAAATGTCGATACTGTATCTTCCCTCGCACCCTTCACCTCAGATATGTTAACGGCAGCCAAGAATGCTCCGCTAACCCCTCCAGATGGAATTTACGGAAGTAATCCAAATGTTCAAGTGAACAACCTTCGCAAAAAGCTTTTTAGATTTTCTTATAGATGGGTGTACGAAAACGGAGAGAAGTCAACTTTTTCGCCAATATCAGACGTTCCGCTTCCAATAGATGGCTACAACCCTAATGTTTCAAATGACCCAACCCAAAATAATTATATTGCGGTAAGGGTTTATTCTGGAGGGGCTGATTGCAAATCAA